GTCCATTTGTCAAAACGTTTCCTTGTGACGGCCTCCCACGGCATAGCAATCCCGCTGGTTTGAGCCTCCCAAATAGGCACCTCGTTAAGAGGCACCGTCTTTAGGAGATACTCAAGTGCAGTGGGAAGAGGCGTATGTCGGCTAGCCCAAAGGGCCAGTCGATTAAACGCGCTATACCGGTCCTGCTTAGTACGCAACGTCTTTAGGTAGACAGAACGTACATTCAGACCACGAAAGTAGTCGGAGCCGCAGGACTCCCTGAAGTCGCCTTCTGAGAAGGACTTATGGGCATTGACCCGGAAGCCAAGGATCTCCAGAAGTCTAACAACTTGAGAGTAAGCGCGACGGTCAATGACAATGTCATCGCCGAAGACGCCCATCTCTGGTTTGTTAGAGCCTGTGAGTCCAAGCTCTCGGTATACGGCCCGAACAGCAGCTGCGAATATGAGTGTCTGTAAAGGGAACGTAAAACCGTTCCCCATAGTGGACACCATGTACAGAGTCTGACGAGAACCGTCAGGTAGAAGCACCTCAGGCGTTCTCAGTGTCTTCAGTATGCCCAAGAGCTGCCTCGGCAGGCAGCTCGTAAGCATCGCCAAAGACACTGAATCCGAAGCACTCTCTAAGTCAATCGTACAAAATTGACCAGTGAGCGAACCGGACCACGCTAAAAGTGCGTTCTTTTCGGGCTGGGTGCTGAGGTCGATGCCGAACATTCGGCGAAGACCCCACTCCAGAACCGATCCGAACCCTAGCTGATAATACATATTCAGACTAGGTTCTGTACAAATCGTTCTGCTGATCTCAGAGGATTTTGGAACGAAGGATAACTTCGAAGCAGTCGTTACCACACCGCTTCTGAACTGAGCTGCCCTAAATTCTTCGGCAGACAGCCAGCGGGGGGTGTGGCATCCTACAAGGCGATAAACCTTGAGGAGTGAACTGTCAGTAAAGGAAAACTCGGAACTAAATAGCTTGCTAAAGCTGTCCGTTCCGTTAGCTGATAACGATGAACCTGGTCCCATTCTACCTCTCCAAAGGATGGAGTTGTAGGACAGAAGACAGGCCTCATCAAGCATCAGATAGAACTCATAGAGTACCTCTTTGAAGGTACTAACGAGATCGAATTCCCAACTGGCAAACTCGAAGACATAGTCTCTACACCGCTCATTAGCAGCGAGAAACTTCGCCAGAGCTTTCGCATCAGCGTCTACCTCAACAGAATCCTGAAATTTCTTCAGGAGATTCTTGTAGAGGAGCGCTGCCGCGAACTCTTCCGACGTGCCCTCAGGACGAGTGTCACCGCGTGTTTGTACACGACGGATGAACTCAATTCCGAAGGCATTTCCGAGGTCATTTTCGACTGCGCAAAAGAGCTCAGAAGAGTGACTACCCATAGAGAGTCCTTGCTTAGCTTGTTGAGTTCGGTCAAGACTTTACGAAGAGCTGTTATTGCTTCACCGGTGAAATCCCGGATGAGAACTTCAGCTCCAAGTATTGGGTCACGACCAAGAAGGCCAGGATTAACAGCGTGAGCACCAGCTGTGCCAAAATAGCACATCGCCGGGTACTCCTGCTTTTCCCAACCTTGAACGTATCTCTTGAGAACAAACTGATAATCCGCCCTGAAAGGGCAAGAATCAATTGTTCCCAGGAAGATGGAGAGCGTCTCACGACGGGCTCCTAACGTTCCTCTCACAGGATGCCGGAAATGGCGGTATCGCCAAGTCCGGCACTCTGTGCCCAAGCTGCACCAAAGAGCAGGGACAAACCCGCTCTTACATTGACTGCGTCAGCCGTATCAGCACCAGCAGGAATCTCCATAAGGAGAGTAGCCTGCATGAGCTGAGGGGCCTGGCCTGCCAATGGGATGACTCCCTTTCGGAGTATCACCTTCCAGACGTTCTTCGGCTGCTGACTGATTACACCAGTCACAGGATTCGGCGTACTCACGGTCTTAAGGACCTGAGGGCGGAACCCAGTGATTGTGAAGGGGTCAGCAGCAGATGAGACGCGGACATTGGTCTGGGTTCCGCCTAACGCTGTGACGGCAAACTGCCGCCCCAGGCTATTCGGCGCCACATCACTCGCGAGAGTGTACGTGGGTGAAGTCAGACCAGTCTGCGGTCCCCCGGTGACGGGGGAAACGGGACTAAACGACATTGTCTTCTCCTTTTAAGGTTAAGTACGAAGGGAAGCTGAAGCTCGAGAACTAGCCGTGGCCAGAGCACCAAGGTTTAACCACTTAAGGCTAAGACCTGGTATCTGGAACTGAATGGCATTTAAGCCAATCTTAGTTACAGCCGAAGTTAGTCTCGTGACATCAGACCTCCCGCAGGTTGATGAGGAAGCAGAACCAGAGCCTCCGCGGTAAGTCGACCCAACAGCGACTTCAGTGCCATGGTCATTAAACACATAAGTAGCTCTCCTAGTGGAGATCTTCTTAAATGTCATGCCAGACCACTGAATGTTCTTCGTTGGGAAAGACCCCGCTGCAATCACATTACCTATATTCGAGAAATAGTCTGCGACGAAAGAATAAGGGATTAACTCCCATACTGTAGGAAGAAACTCGGATGCCCTTACGCCAAAACGCGCAAGCGACCCCGAAGCATCTGTACAGTTTACATTCACTTCGCCATAGGCTTTGACACTACCAGAGCCAGTCGTGTTGGATTCCCAATTCCAGGCAAATTCGCCTAAGTATTGGGTACCAACAGCGATCGACTGCTGATAGTTCCTCGAGACTTGGACACGGCAAAGTTTGTACTCGTCGAGTGGCAGGTCGTGAAGCGCCTTGTAAGCGCCTTCGATATCTGACACAAGAGGAGCCCAACCAAAACTGTATTCAAGCCAGGTATCCTGCAGGATCCGTTTGCGGTGCTTCTTCGGAGCCTTCTTTGCACGTCTTCGTGCAGAGCTAAGGTATCCGCCGATGCCCTCAAATAAGGCCTTAGCAGGGTTACGCAGCATACGGAGAGTCTCGCCGAATTCGCCTGCACTGACCAAGCCTTGCAGCTGAGTCTGTGCATTGCGAAATTTCAGCATCAACTTGATTGAAGCTTCCTTCTGCAGACCGATCATTTGGTTGTCGGTGGGATACAAGGTCGTCGACGGAACTGTCGTTCCAGTCCACGGGCCCTGCATCCACCGCCTTCCGTATGGTCCAGATCCAGTGCCATATTCATATTCAGCATCGAAGTGCGACCGTGACGTATTTACATACGAAGCGGTCATCCCCGTTCCAGCGTTAATGTGACGTCGAATCTGCTGGCGCCAGCGAGGGTTTGAAACCCCACTGCGCGTCCCAGAATCGGTCACAACAGCGTTGAACTGGTTGGATGTTTTCGTACCGTTCGGGGCATCTTGCCCTGACCAGTAACGATAAACGTGTACATCGGTAACTGAGGTAATTGGCATAAGGACCTCTGCAAAGAGAGAGAAGATCCCCCGGACGATCCGGGGGATTGCCCCACGCCTAAACGGAATAACCGCATGGCGTAGCCGGAACAGCTGTTAGGTTGCAAACCTAGCCAGTAAATCCGAGCTCGAGAGGGTCCGAAAGGA